GGGATGCCGGAATACCTGAGCGCGCTCAATTCCGCCTGGCTGAATGAATCCGCCACGCTGTTTCGTCGCAAGTATTACCAGAATGGCGCGCACGCGGGGTACATCATGTACGTGACCGATGCGGCGCAAAGCAGCACCGATGTAGAGTCGCTGCGCTCCGCAATGCGTGACTCGAAAGGACTTGGGAATTTTAAAAACCTGTTTTTCTATGCCCCGAACGGGAAACCGGATGGCATCAAGATTGTGCCGCTGAGTGAAGTCGCCACGAAGGATGATTTTTTTAACATCAAAAAGGTGAGCGCCGCCGACCTTCTTGACGCGCACCGCGTGCCGTTTCAGTTGATGGGCGGCAAGCCTGAAAATATCGCATCGCTAGGGGATGTCGAGAAGGTGGCAAAGGTGTTTGTACGCAACGAGCTTTCGCCATTGCAGGAACGTTTCAAAGAGATAAACGACTGGTTAGGAATGGAAGTGATCCGCTTTAAGGATTACGACATCGAATCAGGTTCAGAGTAACCCACAGCCCAAAAATGCCGCTATCTGGCGGCATTATCACACGCACCACTAGACGCGCCTCACGCCGCCCTTATCCGCACGCACCCATAGCAACGCTTTTACTGAAATATTGCCGCTATGAAGCGCTGAGAGCGCAAAAATAAATAAATTAAATTACACCTCCAGCGCGCAATGCTCTCCCCGCCACGCCTGCCCGCTTAATGGGTCGCTTTTAATGCAGGTGCATCAGGAGCCCCGAGCCGCGCCAGCACTGGCGCTGGCTGGCAAAACCTGACCTAAAAAACAAATGCAAACTCATGCACTAAATGCACGCAGCGCTAAAAAACAGAAAAATAGCGTAAAAATGGCATAAAAAAACCGGCATTTTCCGTGCCGGTTTTAGTGTGAAAACTAACGCCCCGCGATGCGGGTTGTTCAATCCCTTCGCTCCGAAAAACCAGTTTTCGATGCGACCGGATTAGCAATTTATCGCCAGCTCTCATCCTCCCAGACTTCCTGAAGAATACCGTCGAGCCGCTCCCGGTCAGATTCGCTATCAAAGCCCATGATTTCTACCCCAGTCATTGAGCCCTTTTTAACTGTAATGCGGGACGATGGAAACGCATTTTTAACCCTGCGGTTCAGCTCATTTTCGAAAGCGTCAACGACCTGCTGTCCAATCTTCTGCTCTTTATCCAACGTGATATTTATTCTCACTTTACTTTCTCTTTTTATTCGTTGGTTAATTGGTTGTGCCGAAAACACAACAGAAAAAGAATTATTTTTCAGCATGTTCTGTTTAGCCAAATCGGCTATTAAATTTAAAGCGATTTCACGATCCCTTTCCTGACATACACCCTCAGTTGTCAGACGGGCAATCAACTCTACTCTTTCAAGCATGACATGCTCGCTCAGTTCTCTATCCACACACCCTCCCACGCGAATCACTGTATAAATAAACAGTATAATGAAGTCATAGGAAATGTGAAGAAAAAAATCTGATAGCGAGAGACATGTATGTACATGATATGAATAAAAATTAGTTACTGACATTCCTAGTCAGTTGTCAGTGGTAGAGCGACTTGATAGGCGTATTAGTAGCACTGACGCCATTTATCATCTTCCCGCAAGCGCTGGTTTCGGTAGAAAATACGCATCCCACCACCTGACGGAATACTGCCACCACGCAGAAGCAGGTCAATTTCTGAATCACTGCTGTCAAAGCCTCTGGAACTTAGCTCTGCCTCAAGCTGTAAGCGCTGGTGAGCTGTTATTTCCTGTTTATAGCCCTTTCTACGCTTCGGTTTAACCAGGCGTAACCGGATGTTTAACTCCCTTAGTTCTTTTTTGCCCATGCTGTGCAGGTATTCCTGCAACTCCCGGTGAGCCATGTTTGTAATATCTGGTGGTATGACAGCACAGCCAGCCTCTGAATTGTTCACAATTTCCACAGGGGGACAGTTATTGCCACGAGTCCAAGGGGCGCAAGCGCCCTTGTCGGCTGTCGCCTCCTGAAGGTCAACGGCTTTACGAACCATTTTCCACTTAACCGCGTGAGTACAAATTCGCCCTTCTGCTATTGGTGACCAGATGCCATAAATACGCACACCATGATCGCCATAGGCGCTCGGCTCGTCGTTAAGCTCATATGCAGTCCTGACAAGATGGTGTTTGCGTGGCACCAAAACGCCACCCTGTTTCATGATGTAGGTAGCGAAGCAACCAGCATCGGCCGCAGCAAGAACGGCATCAAGGCGTGGATTATCCAGTACCGCTGCGCCTGCTTTGCTGTCGCTCTGATTTCTTGCAGCCTGACCAGCCAACAAACGCAATTCTCGATAGGCCTGGCGACCCGGTATACCGAAAAATCGGAATTGCTGGACGCGGTGAAGCGATGCCCATGCGTTAACATTTTCAGCGTTATCACGCAGCGATTTCCCTGTTTCTTTGCTGATTTCCCCGGCAAGTCCGCGCCCGTCAATATTCTTACTGATGTATTTTGCGATATAGCTTGTAGGCGTACCTTTACGCGGGTTTATAAGCTCAGACTTGAACCGTGGCCCGGTATTAGAACCCAGTTCCTCACGGTCTTCTCGGATAGCAAATTTACGCAACATTGCAGTGATGGCGCGGCGTTCTTTCTTACGCATGAAGCACAGGAGATGCCAGTGGACAGTACCATCATGGTGAGGCTCAGCAACGCGGACGCCATACCAGCGCATCCCGGCTTTGTGCATCGCTTTGCGGAATGCTGCGAACGTCTCCACCAGATAATTGCTACTCTGGCGAACGGTTTCGCTAGTCCACTTCGGATTGGGTCTGCCGTTATTGAGAGTTGCATGGAAGCGTGAAGGGCAGGTTATGGTATAGAACACCGCGCACTCTCCGCGCATTTCTGCAATAAGCTCCAGCCCCTTAACACAGGCCATCATTTCGTTACGGCGATGTGCAGGATTGCTGCTGCTGGCGTTAACCACCTCTTCCATGTCCAGCGTGTCGCCGTCAGCGTTGACCAGCTCATGCGAGCGGAAGAATTCAAGTGATTTACGGCGTTGATCGCGCTTGTGGATCACGGCTTCATAGCTGACATACGGTGAAGCTTTCTTGTTAACCAGACAAACAGCGCGCAACTGTTCCTCGCGCCATTCGCAGCGCATTTGCCACAGCTTGCGATACCACCAGTCCGCGCAAAGCATTCGAGCCAGCGAACCCGGAATAAGCTCGTAGGGCACTGGCTTACGGCGGCGTTTCTTACGGCGAAGTTGTTCGAAAGCCGGTGGTATAACATCAAGGCGCATGGCCTCTGCCGCAACCCTTTCCCAAGACTTGCGGATTTCTTCTGGCTTTACGTCATCATCAACAAACAGATCGCCGCAGGCCGTATCAAGACACGAACTCATGTGAGCAGCGACCAGGGTAGAAAGTCGCTTTACCTGCTCCTGATTCATTTCAGGAAGCATAAGCAGACCATCAAGCCCGTCATGACTTGCCATGAAACGGAAAGATGCCGATACCTGGCTGACTCGCACACGCTCCAGCCGCTCAAGACAAGGCCTGATGGTTTCACGCAAATAGCGGGAATAAGCCTTCGGTTTGCCCAGGCTTTGAAAATATTTAATTCTCTCAAACAGGGGCTTGCTTATGTGCGTAGGTTCGGCAAGAACGTTGGCAATAATTACCTGGTCTGGGTTGAAGAGTTGTTGTTCCCGCGACATTTTTGCGCGGCTGATGAGTTGCTCCTGCGCCATGTCACGCTGAACGGGATCGCGTGATTCGTTATAGAAAAAGCGTTCCCAAACCTGATTACTCATTTCCTCGCGGCGCATCTGTTCCTGCTCATTGTCCGCAGCATAGAGAGTAATCAGGTTTGAAAGCGCAGAAACCGGCGCAACTTCCGCCGGGTTCAGGTAGGGGTTAACCGCTTTTCTTGCAGCACGCCACGGATAGTATTTATTTTCCGCAGAGTTAGGCATCAACATCAGCCTCATTGAGCGCCTTGCTACAGAGCATCCCTACACGCTCAATTTCAGCGGCCATCGCTTCAAGAGAAATAATGGCAGAATGCTGAATATGGTGATGAATCAGGCCAGAAATAAGCTGATTGATTTTTGGGTAATAGCCGATTGTACAGAGGCATTGCTCACCAGCATTTTTCCCTGATTTAACAACTTTCTTTTCATTCAAAATGAATTGAAATTTGTCGCTGGTAATAACCCAGTTATCACCGATTTCGATGTGAATGCTCATTCAGTGCAACTCCATTGATTCATTTTCATAACGTGCAGCCTCACCTCGCAGCAGTTCAGCAGCTTCCAAGCAGGACATTCGCTTGTTAGCGATATGAACGGCCAGAGCTTCAAGGCGAATTGAAACCGCAGCGGCGCGCGCTTTACGCTCTTCTTTCTTGGCTATATCAATCACGGCCATGAGGGGATCGCTTTCAGCGTTAAACATTTTTGGTGATTCTTTCTGCATGGTCTTTCTCCTGATTTCAGGCAAAAAAATGCCCGGCGGGTTTACGCCATTAATTTCGTTTCGGGTTAATTCGGCATGGTCAGCCGTTTGGGAAATAAGCTCACTACTGCGCGAAAATGATTCATCGCTGTAATAAGCGCTTTTTTCTCCTCAGTAGTCAGTTCACTTAATTTGAGGTCATGACGTGCGCCCGGTATTTTTGCCATAAAGAAAATCGCAGATAATGCCCGGCTATTTTCCTCATGTTGTGGATCACGTTTATCACGCATGTCGGCCACAAACCTTTCAAGCTCTTTGCTGCTGTCGCCCAGGTGTTTCGCACGCAGTTCTGCAACATAGTTAAGCCCTGCAAGACGCTCACCAACCATCAGCGGTGCAGTTTGCGGCAAAGATTCAAGAGCCATGAGCCCCTCTTTTTTTGGGAAGATAAACCAGCCAGTAAATCGGCTTGTGAGCGGCTCGGGTGCCAGCGTTTGCCATCCTGCCCGATAATCCAGCCGTGACCGCAGTGCATGGCCGGGCTTGGTTTAATCAACAGGGATGCGAAAGACGGTTCATTTTTCAACATTGCTACCTCACATAAGACCGAATGAAGCGCCGAGGCCGCTCACGGTATCAACCGCGCTTGCCATTGCTGGATTAGCCTGGAGTCGAGCCTGTAACGCGAGGGCAGTAAGCGACAACATGCGAATACCGGCATTAACGCTCTCAATCATGTTGCTCTTACGAGACGGGGTAAGACGTTCCGTAGACACGGCTCCGCTTGCCAGTTCACCGAGTTCACTCATCGCTCTCATGACATAAGACTGCAATTTGTCTTTTGCCAGCTCATTAACCGGCACGCATGGCAGGCAATGAATTTGCGCAAGAAAACCATCAACAAGGGTTGAGTCTTCTGTCAGGTCGGTCAGCGTCCAAATCTCGCGTGGCGTTAACTGGTGCGGCTGTTCTGGATTTAGTTTGTTGTAAAGAGTGTGCGGTTTGATGCATGCCGCCTCAGCAAGCTCCCTCACGTTGTGAGTAGCTGAGAACTTCTGGCAAGCTTCATCAAAATGAGCATGTGACGAAACGCGAAAATCTAACATGTTGCATCCTTACAATTCACATAAAGTGAATTAAGCGCCGATGACGAGTTGAAAACGGGAATGACCCAACGCCTTACGCAACTGCTCTTCTTTCCAGCGTGCGTAATAAATACGAATCGGGCCACCTGCTTTCTTGCAGCCTTTACGGATGGTGCGAGGTTCGATTGGTACACAAGGGTTGTCGCCGGTTGTCCAGCGGTAAGCGGTGCGTTCGGAAACACCCTCAAGCTCTGCGAATTGTTGCAGAGTAACGATAGGTGCAGGCACTTTGATGATTGCGATTTCAGAAGCCATATTGCATGATTCCCTATTTGCCAATACTTGCAATTAATGGTCATCAGTTTGCCAACGTTTGCCATTAATCAACTTAGGTTTAGCCGCATACTAATGCGCATAAGCCGCAACAGTCAATACGTGGATGCGAATTTTATGCAAATCGATTCAGGAATCAGTAACGAACATGTTTTAGACAGGATTTGTGATGTTTACGGTTACGCCCAAAAAATACAGCTCGCTCGGCACTTCAATATAGCTGCCAGCTCCTTGCAGAACCGCTACACGCGGGGCAGTATCTCTTATGACTTTATCGTCCACTGCGCTCTTGAAACTGGTGCCAATATTGAATGGTTGCTTACCGGAAAGGGGGATAAATTCGCTAACGACAAAACATCTCCCTCTTGCACATCTGAGGAACTGATCATCAAATCATTCACATTAAGTGAAGGAAAACTGGTTGATGAGTCAGAAATGAGAATTTCAAAGTCACTTTTTAGCCGAGCTCCCCTTAGCCCACAATGCCTACGGTCAGACAACGTAATCCACTTTCTTGAGCTTGATGCTTCGCTCTCCGATGGCTCATGGCTTGTAGATATTGAGGGGGCAAAAAGTATCCGCGAGTTAACTGTTTTGCCTGGCAAAAAGTTACATGTGGCAGGCGGCAAAGTACCGTTTGAGTGTGGGATTGATGAGATAAAAACGATTGGCCGTGTGGTGGGTGTATACAGCGAGGTTAATTGATGACTGTCCGTAAAAATCCGGCTGGCGGCTGGATTTGTGAGCTCTACCCAAACGGTGCAAAAGGCAAGCGCATCAGAAAGAAATTCGCGACTAAAGGCGAGGCGCTGGCCTTTGAACAGTACACCGTTCAAAACCCGTGGCAGGAAGAAAAGGAGGATAGGCGCACGTTAAAAGAGCTGGTTGATTCATGGTATAGCGCTCATGGCATTACGCTGAAAGACGGCTTGAAACGTCAGTTAGCCATGCACCATGCTTTTGATTGTATGGGCGAACCACTCGCACGCGATTTCGATGCGCAGATGTTTTCCCGCTACCGAGAAAAACGGTTAAAAGGTGAATATGCCCGTTCAAACAGGGTGAAAGAGGTATCGCCTCGCACGCTTAATCTTGAGCTGGCCTACTTCCGGGCGGTATTCAATGAGCTAAATCGCCTCGGAGAGTGGAAGGGTGAAAACCCACTGAAAAATATGCGCCCATTCCGCACAGAAGAAATGGAAATGGCCTGGCTAACTCACGACCAAATTTCGCAACTGCTCGGAGAGTGTAAACGGCATGACCACCCTGATTTAGAAACCGTGGTAAAAATCTGTCTCGCCACTGGCGCACGCTGGTCTGAGGCCGAGAGCCTGAGAAAAAGCCAGCTCGCGAAATACAAAATCACATACACCAACACGAAAGGCAGAAAAAACCGCACCGTTCCAATCAGCAAAGAGCTCTATGAGTCTCTGCCTGATGATAAAAAAGGCCGGTTGTTTAGTGATTGTTATGGCGCGTTCCGGTCTGCTTTGGAAAGAACTGGCATCGAACTACCGGCAGGACAACTTACCCATGTTTTGCGCCACACCTTCGCCAGCCACTTTATGATGAATGGTGGTAATATTCTGGTTTTGCAGCGTGTGCTCGGTCATACCGACATCAAAATGACGATGCGATATGCGCACTTTGCCCCTGACCATTTAGAGGATGCCGTTAAGCTCAATCCATTGGCGGTGAGTGGCGATAAAGTGGCGGTAGAAATGGCGAATGATGGGTAATCATTGGCAAACAATGGCAATCTATGTCAATGATAAATAACGCAAACTATTGATTTTCGGTTGTTCCGGTAGGAACTCATAATCGCTTGGTCGCTGGTTCAAGTCCAGCAGGGGCCACCAAATTAAAGCAATAAATACATGCACTTAGGCCACTCTCGAGAGTGGCCTTTTTGTTTTCGCCAGCACAAGTGTCGCAAAAGTGTCGCAAGAAGGTTTAGACCTGCCAAATTGCTCTGAGTTAGACATGACGTTCAGAAGTAGTTTTGGAACAAAAAAGACTCAACTGCAAAAGTTGCTACGATGGCCCCTGATTCACCTGAACAATTTTGCTTGGGCTGTGTTTATGCTACCAACGTATGATGCAATGCCTTTACGTTCATGGGGATTTTTGCTGGAAATAAATGCCTGTAAAAATTCAACGATTCTTTTTGACGTTACACGTAGTGAGTTTTGGCTAAGCTCGAGGTTAAAAACGTTAACCATCAAGGAAGGAGGCTGGGTTTTGTTTTCATTGACGGTATAGCCGGATCTTCTTATAGCTTCAAGAATAATATCAAAAGCATTCTCCAACTGACCAAGATCATCACTTGAAAGCAAAATGTCATCCATGAAAATGCTCACCGATACATGGCCTGATTTGCTGACAGTATTGATGGTACTCCCACAAAATGATTGGTGAAAACATAAGCTGGCTAATATTGGTGACTGCGGATAACCGTATGGGATTACATGCTTTAACCCATTACCATTGAGGTTTTTCACAGTCGATAGCCGGGCAATTTCTCTCGCCTTTACATATGGAATTAACCGCCCAAGCTCCCTTGTAACGCGGCTTTGGCTCGTAGCTCCAAAAAAATTGGATATATCAATCAGGCTAAAATATTTCTTTTTAATATGATAGTTAGCCGCAGCAACATGCCCACCTTCTCTGAGATGAAACATATAAAGCGGTGACTTCCATTTGTGTTTGATATAGGTGTGTATTTTTTGTCCTAAGTGATGTGTTTCGGCATCAGGAATGTAAACCCAACGATTTTCCTTAACCTCAAATTTATGTAGCCATGTTGGTTTCATTTGTACACGTCAAGTAGTTAGGGACTATGTTAAAGAGGCTCAGCACCTTTTCAACTAAAGTCCACGACTCGTTGATAAAGGCCAAAACTACCGTGGTAGTTCCGAGCACTTTAACTAAGCCGATTTTATGTTGTTTAGTCATAAATCGTTCTCTCTATACAATCCTGACGATTCTTAGCGCAAGCGCATAGCCCAAACTAAAAACGCGACGCCCCCTTAAGAAGCGTTAAGAAACCTTCAGCAACCCTCCGCGACGAGCGGCAGCTTAAAGCAGCTTGCAGCGTCGAGCGGCGACCATCGGCAAGTCGAATAACGACGAGTACAGAGAGGCCGGATATCCCGGCTAACGTCAGGAAAAGATAGATTACACGGAGCATCAGATGCTTGAAACCACTTTAAGCTAATAGCAACTAAAAATCACGGAGATGTCTACTTTTCGATTTTTACAGTACCTCATCTTGGCTTTTTTGCTTGAAAACCACGCCAGCCCTGCCTTCACGTTTCCTGACTCTCCGACTATTTTTGTGTATTTTGTTCTTCCGGACTCACATGAAACACAAAATATCTTTGTTTATCTGTTAGTTATATTTTTCATTAGATCCTCCGCAGATCCTTTTCACTGAAAAAAACTGAAATTCTTTTCACGCTTTTCAGTTTGTACCTGACTGCAACGTCCTAGCAGTGGCGAGGGCTAACGGGGTCGTTTGTAAAAAATCCCGACTGAAAAAACTTTGCGATCCGAAAACCGCAGGCGGGTGCGGTGTAGTGCGATTTTTGTCTGCGGAAGATTTTTTTTGCCGCGCTGTGACGCGCCAGCGCCCCGCTGTGCGCACGATCTGTTTTAAGGGTGGCTCTGAGTGTCTGAAAAGGCTGAACGCGCCATAGCGCCGCTTGTTGCGCGTGGCGATATCCCTTTAAGGGGATAAGAAGAAAGATATCCCCTTCAGGGGGTAGGAGGCATAAAAAAACCCGCTTTCGCGGGTTATGTTCTGGACTGATTTACTTGCCAATCACCGGGGAGTATTTGCCGCTCAGCGTGTCCGCTTTCGCTCCGGCGTTCCGGATTGCTCCCGCATTGGTCGGCGTGCCCGTATTGCTGTGCGTGTGGCTTGCCGTTTGCTCTGCCAGTTCTTTCACCACGTCGAGCGTGTCGAGCATCAGCTGTGCCACGTTGATAGTGCCAGAGCCAATCCACACAACCGGGGCAATAATCTGCTGTTGTACTGCCGCCACGCTTTTACGTATCTGGCCAATTTTCTCGATCAGGTCTTTACCCGTTGTGACTGTCTGGCTCCTGGCTATGTCTGTTTCATCATTGCCGCCGATACTCGCCACGCGGTTTTTTACTGCCTGGCTATAATCACCCGTGCATACCTGCTGAATGGCTCCGGTCAGTAGTGTGGACGTGCCCAGCACGGTAATTTTATCCGTAGCCTTACCGTGGTTTCGCGGCTGACCAGCTCCCGCTGTTCCGAAGCGGCCTTAACAACCCGCGCCATTGAGGTTTCACTGATCGTCTGGTCTGTCGGCCTCACCCAGTCACCCGCCAGGGTGACGCGCTGAGACACTTCCGCACGCTGCTGCTGCAGCTGCTCGCCAGGCTGGATATCCGGTAAGCTGGTTCCCTCCGGTACGGTCTGCCGCACAAAGGGTTTACCCGGCCTTCCGCCAGTAAAAGCAATTTCAACCAGCGTCCCTTCAGGTGGAAACTGGTACATCCCGGAATCGTTACCCGCCATAGGAACCGGCAGAGGCATAGCTGAGTAAGCAGGCGTGTCTTTATCCGGGTTCCAGACTGCCACGCCGCCAGTCAGCGGTAGACCAGCCCAAGACAAACACCAGCGAAACCAATACCAGCCACAGGCCGTTTGTCATCAGCGCATCCCGTTATGTTCCAGGCTGAAGTGATTACCAGCCGGACGGGATTTGAAACGCCCGCCCCACGTTCCGCCCAGCGATTCCCAGTATTCACCCAGCGGCAGATAATCAGCCGTGTCCGTTTTGTACTGGCCATTCACGTACAGGTTAAAATCCACGGCCAGACGCTGTGTGTGCAGACTGTTGGTGATACCGCTGCCTTTTTTAGCGTTCAGCGCCGCCTGTTCCGGCGTACGGTACGCCTCGCCAAAAGTCAGGCGATAGCCATGCTCTTCAGCCCAGTGGATCAGAATGGCCACCATCACGGTAACCCTCACATCATGCTACTGGCGCTGTTAGTCACGATATCGACGGCAGCAGCAAGAACCGGCGCAGACTGGAGGCGGCTTTCAACGGTGTAAGCCAGAACGGAAAGGGAACGGATGGCATCACGGGCACGATCAAGAATTTGTGTGCAGCGTGCGGCGGTCATGTGCTCAGTTGAAACGGCTTCCCCAGCGATTGCCCTCACATTGGCGGCGGCACTTAACGCGCAAAACTGCATGTTGGCTTCAATGGCGTTATTGACAGGAACGGACGGGAGGCTGTTAATCTGCCCCAGCATTCTATCCAATAGCCGCGAATCTTCGGTGTAATCGGTGATAGCCAAAAGCTCATCGCAGGTCAGGCGGTGCGGTTGAACCGGATTTAACTTATTGCGGAGGTGACCTGCCCCCACGATTAGATACAACACTCAGTTAGTAACGTCGGAATCTTCATTCTCAGAATGACCCTTTCTCCAGCCCGCTGCAAATTCAGACGGTGTCTGATAATTCAGCGTGGAGTGCGGGCGGCATTCGTTATAATCCTGCCGCCAGTCATTAATAATTTTCCTGGCATGAACGATATCGCTGAACCAGTGCTCATTCAAACATTCATCGCGAAATCGTCCGTTAAAGCTCTCAATAAATCCGTTCTGCGTTGGCTTGCCCGGCTGGATTAAGCGCAACTCAACACCATGCTCAAAGGCCCATTGATCCAGTGCACGGCAAGTGAACTCCGGCCCCTGGTCAGTTCTTATCGTCGCCGGATAGCCTCGAAACAGTGCAATGCTGTCCAGAATACGCGTGACCTGAACGCCTGAAATCCCAAAGGCAACAGTGACCGTCAGGCATTCCTTTGTGAAATCATCGACGCAGGTAAGACACTTGATCCTGCGACCGGTGGAAAGTGCGTCCATGACGAAATCCATCGACCAGGTCAGATTGGGCGCCGCCGGACGGAGCAGCGGCAGACG